AGGCTGCCTTGGAACGTTTGCAGCAGCACTCGACCTCGTGCGGCTGCGGTACGCGGGGGATGCGTGCGCCTGACAGCCATAGGCAATCGGGGTGCTCGGTGTGACCTTCTGGATCGGTGGGCCAGTGCAGGACGAATGATCCGCCGCCTGGATAGGCGGCCACGACGCAGGCGCCGTCACGCTCGCGCGTTGGCATGCGCTCGGCGAAGCGTTCCCAGTACAGGCTCATAGCGCCCAGAACACCAGAATCAGTCCAGCCATGAACGCGCCCGTTGCCTTGGTCGCGCTGGCGTCCATTGCCAGATTGTCAGTGGCCTTTGCGCCGGCTGTTGCGTACCACATTGCCATGCCGAACAGCAGGACGATGAAACCCTTGAGCAGGATCACTTGATCGCCTGCGCTTCGCGTGCGCGCTCCAGCGCGTCACTGCATGCCGTGCGGCGCGTCTCGCACGCCTTCACGCGGTCGTTGCAGATGGTGCGCAACAGATGTTCGGTCGCTAGCGCGTTCAGTGCGCTGTCCGGATTGGCAGTGACCTGCACCGGATTCTTCTCGTCGCACGTCTCGCAGGGTGCGTTGCACAGGGGTGAGACCTTGACGTCGAACGGGTCGGGCTTTGTGAACAGGCGCATGGAGTTGCAGCCGGTCAACAGGAAAACCGAGAACGAGGCAATCGCGAACAGTTTCATTTGACGATGCCGCCCTGAATCCAGCCATGCCAGCATTCAGGTGTGCCGACTGCGATGCTGGGATTTGTTGTCAGGTCATGCAAGCCGCTGCCGGCGACTTGCCATCTCGGACGAGTCTTGCCGTCTCTTCCCACGGGGCCGTGATCGGCCGGCAATTGGATCCCGCAGGGCGGGTTGGCGAACGGAACAAGGATGGCGTGCGGCCTGCCCTTGCCGAGCGAAAGGTCTGTCGGGAAACGCTCATTGCCAGCGGCATCCTTCTCTCCGTAGCCGCATGGGCACCAGAGGATCAGCCCTTGCGCTTCGGCGAACTCGACTGGCCGATTGTTCCAGCCAGGATCGCCATCGAACGTAGAGTAGTAGCTCACATCGGCATTCGCGCCGTTGTAGAACTTGGCGTCAAACCATGGATCAGTCAGCGGCGCCGGCAGCGACTTCATTTCAGCGCCTCGTTCGCAGATTTGATCCGCTCGTCGTCGAATAGGCAATCCTTCGGAAGCGGCTTGCTGTACTTCGTTTGCTTGGCGAGCATTCCCTTGATTGCCGCGATGTCTTGCTGCGTGGCGTCGAACTTGTCCTGCGCATCGGCGTTTTGCTGTGCTGACTGCGGATCGAGCTTGGCTTGCACGAGCGCGTGCTCAGCCTGATAGGCAGCGTTTGCGGCGTCGATCTGCGCCTTGTCTTCCGCATGCGCGTCGTGGACCTTGATCGCCACATCGGCGTAGTGATACGCGACAGCAGAGCCGACGATGATCGCGAATCCGATTCCCTTCAGTTCGAGTGCGGTCGGCATTTCAGGGCGCGCCGTCTTTCTTGAAAACGCCCCAGAGAATTCCGGCGACGGTCAGAACGACCCCGATGCCGGTCAGGTATGGCGCGAGGAAGTGCACTGTCGTCGCGAGCTGGTTGACCTTTTCGGCGCCATTCGTGAGCGCGGTCGCGGTAACGCCACTCGTGGCAATTGCGCTGCCGGCGGCTTTGGCCTTCATGTGCGCAGTCTTCCAGATGCTAGGCGGCGGTTCGATATCGATCTTCGAGCCGCGCACGTAGGCGCCTTGTACCCACTGACCACCTTCTGAGTTGCGGCGATTGACCAGACCAGGGTCTTTCACACCACCGCTGATCGTCCATTTCAGCATCTCGGCAGGGACCGAGGCGTAATCGCCGCTGTTCAACTTCTTGAGCAGCGTCGACTTCTCGAACGCGCCGGAACCGATGTTGTAGACGAACGAAAACAACGCGTCGTACTGACCTTGCGTGAGCGAAACCTTGACGTTCTTGTCGATGCAATCGCCGACCCAGACCGAGGCTTTGTCGAACGCGTCGTCGCACTCTTCCTCGGTATACGTCTTGCCGATCACGGCGCCATCGGTAGTTCCATAGCCGAACGTCGGCGTGCCGTTGTCATCGGCGTAACCGACGAGCGCTGGCTGGCCGTTCGGACCTTCGCGGCCCTTGAGCGCGCGTTCGCCAGCGGGTGACAGCTTCACTTGCCGCGAACCTTGGCGATCTGTGCAGTCGCCCACGTTTCAAGCGCCTGCCAGCGTGCCTGCGGGACGTGAGCAAGCGCCCAGCCTGCAGCGATGCAGATCAAGTAGAGCATTGGATTCCCCTTAGATTCGATCGCGGTATTTGCGGCGGCGCTTCGGCACGCGCCAGGTCAACCACATCACCAACGCGTAGGCCGCGAATATACCCAGCCCGATCCCGCAGAGCGTATTGAAGGTAAATCGCGTAAACATCACGCGCGCCAAGTCCGCGCGCCGAGCGGTTGCGTGCTCTGCTTCAGCGGTTTGGCCATGCCTTCGAGCATCTGTTGCTCGGTCGGATGCCACGGCGTTGTCAGCGCGTGGTGAACGCTGATGAGCAGGAGCAGCAACGCGACGGCAAGAATGATCGCAGCGCGGCGTAGGGTCATTGCAGCTTCGCCCGAAGCGCTTCCTTGTCCTTGTTGCAGGCGATCAATGCGTCCCTGCGAGCATTGGCTACGCGCGTTGCCTCTGCTGCCGTATAGCGCTTCGGCTGCTCGATTGGGCACGGCTGCAGGAGCGCAAGAATCGAAGCGCGATCAAACAGCGGCGAGACGGATTGCTGCTGCGCTGGCTGGCTGATGCATCCGGCCAGGATCAGCAGCGGCAGCGAGCGGATCATTTCAGCTTCCTTGCCTGCTCGATTTCGTTGATCCGGCGGCGGTCGTCCTGCAGCTCAGACTCAATGCGTGCCAGGCGTTCTGATATCTGGCCGATTCCGCCGAGCTGGTTCTGCATCAGGCCCATTTGCGTCGTGAGCGACGTCAGACTGCCTTCGATCCGGGCGATCTGCTTGGTCTGCTCTAGCGCCGTCGAATTGGAATCCCGCTGCGTTGCGAAGATTCCGGCCGCCACCAGCAGTAGCAAGCCGCCGATGACGGTTTGGACTATCCCGAACACGCCGGAGTGCTTGCGGCCTGCTTCCTCGACATGTCCGACCCCCTCTGAGCTCACAGAACTCAGCCCGGCTTGGCGCCGAGCAGATAGGCGCCAGACTGCACGCAACTGATCAGCTGCGCGAAGGCCAGCGCCTTGGCATCCTTCGGACCGAGTTCGAACGTGGTCTGGCCGCTATCGCCGCTGCCTTCGGCGAAATTCGCCGGGAAGGCGACGCCATCGACAGCTTCGGCGCTGCCGCTCGCCGTCGAATAGGCCGGGGGAACGAACGTCTTGTTGCCACCCGTCTGCAGGTCGTTCGCAGAGTTGCAGGCGTAGTTCAGGCTCGCCTTCTGGACGTCATTCAACTGACCTCCGAAATCGCGCAGCGTTGCCGCCCACTGCACGCCCGCGCCGGCATTCTTGGCAGCATCGGCTGCCCAGCCGCGCGCGCTCTTGCGCTGATCGGAGGACGACCACTGGAACGACCAGGCGAACGCGATGACGCTCGCGATGCCGAGCGAATGAACCAGCGCGGCCGGATCGCCGGGGTCCGGAGCGCTGTCGTAGCCGGCCGGGAAGTCCGAATCCTGCGGCAGATCGGCGACCTGATCGATGGTCGGCAGAACGGCGTGCGGATGATTCTTCTGGTACTGCTCGGGATGGCGCTGCGGTGCGTCGAATTGACCCATGACGGAATCTCCTTGGAAGAGGCCGGCCTTTAGACTCGGACTCGCCGAACGTGCGGCGGAATTTCGAGGGCCGGAGGTGGTTGCGGCTGTCGGATTCGAACCGACGACTTCCGGCTTATGAGGCCGGCGATCTACCTCCTGATCCAAGCCGCTGAAACGAAAAACCCGGCGCTTGGCCGGGTTCGAGATTGCTGCGGGGGCAATTTGCCCTGCGCGCGAATATAGCCATCAGGACGTGGTTAAGCAAAGCCGATTTTTCACGCGGCTTCGTCTTGAAGGGTCGAAACGGCCTGAGCGAATGCCAGCGCCCCGTTCGTCTCAGCGTCCCGAATCATCCGAAACGCCCATTCGTAGACCTTGAACCACATGCGCCGGTACTGCTCGAAATCGACTCCGAGAGCGGTGGCGCGCTCTTTCTTCTTCTCGGCCTTGACCCCGGTGCCGACGCATTCCTGGCATATCTTCTTGAGCGGACCGCTTTGAACCTCGCCACGACCGCGGCACTCTGGGCAATGGCGCGGATTGCGAATTTCGCTGATCGCAGCGCGGTACATGCGCGAGTAGACGACTGGTGACGGCGGACCGGCATCAGCGCCGCGCGTGCGCTGCTCCCATGGCCACGTCTGGCTCTTGGCGCGATCCACGGCCGCGGTGCAATCCTCGAGGATCTTCCGGTCGTATTCGGTAGCCCGGCGCTTGCCGGCGAGGCCACACTCAGCGATGTTCAACTCCAGGCGGGCGAGCAGAACCATCCGTTCGCGCCGGTTGCGTTCGTCCAGGATGCGGCGTAGCGCTTCCTGAGCGGTGGCCGTGTCTTGCCGTGGTGCGCCATCTTCCCACCAGCACGCTTCGAACACCTGGCGGGCGAAGGACATGTCGGCGTCTGGAATGTAGGTTCCATCGTCCTGCCGGCGGCATGCGGCCATTCCGAGCGCGCCGGCGACGTCGATATTCACCAGGTCGGGAATTCCACCGCGGCCGATGCTGTAGCGAATCGCCGGTACATTCAGTCGCGCGAGCAGTTCTCTCGGATTCAAATCGACTCTCCCCAACCCTGATTCAGAACCAGCCCTGCGCCCGCACAGTCTTGCGACCCTTCTGCCCGCCTCGCCGTCGTGCCGCGTTGAAGTCAAATGTCAGCATTGCCTGCTTCGTATTCCGTCCCGCGCGAAGATGCGCGCGAACGGTCGAGTCTGTCAGGCACGGCACGATGGCGCGAATCTCCGCAATCGTGGCTTCGCGGCCTTCGAATAGGAAGCGCTTCATGCGGCTTGCTCCAGGTCGATCGCGCCGAACAGGTCTGGCATATCGAGATCGCGCTCGGCCGCGGCGCAGTAGGCTGCAGCATCGAGGAAATATCGGTTGTTCAACTCGACGCCGTGGCCTCGGCGCTTCAGCTTGATCGCGCAATACGGCACAGTGCCCAATCCAGCGAAGGGGTCGAAGATCGTTTCTCCCGGCATCGAGTACTGCTCGATGCATCGATCGACGATATCAAACTGCAGCGGACAGATGTGGAGCTCTCTCCCTGCCGCGTGCTGCGCGCCGTTGAGAGTGCGCATGCGCGTGATGTCGGTCCATACGTCCGGGTGCCAGGACTGCGGCTGCAGCAGCATGAAGGTGCTTGGGAGCCAGCCGGATTTGTCGACGTGTTCGGCGATCCGCACGTCATGGCGAAAATCGTAGACGTTTTCCAGCGAGTGCTTGCGGAAGAGTTTGAACACCGCCTGCTGCTCGAGGCCTTCGAGTTCCTCCGGTCTCAGCGGCCGGTTGCCCGAGCTGCGAGTGAAGCCGTGCGCATCGAACTGCCAGCGCGGCCGCGTGAATTGCGCCTTGTCCTTCGCGACCGGTTCGTCCGCATAACCGTTGCTCGCGTCGCTCGGTGGCTTGCGGAATATCAGCATGTATTCCGGCATGCCAGCGCCCATGCGCGAGCCGTCCTTGCACTGTTCGCTCCAGCCGAGACGATATGTCTGATTGTTCTCTCGCACGACGTCAGTGACGATCGTCTTGCGTGCGAGGAACGCGAAGCCATGCTTCACGAAGTGCGCAACGCACTCGTCGCTGAAGGGCTGCACCGTCTGGAAACCGAGGCCGTTGATTCCACCTGGCGTGATTCGGTCTTTGACGTGAATCGCTGCGACTCGGCCGGGGCGAAGTACTCGCAGCAGCTGCGGCGTGAGGAAATCCATCTGTCGCCAGAAGTGCGGGTTGTCGTCGGTGTGCCCGAAATCGTTGAAGCTCGGCGTGTACTCGTATTGGTGACTAAAAGGAATCGACGTGACGATCAGGTCGACGCTGTTGGCCTCCATGATGCGTGTCTCGACTACGCAATCGTTGTTCACCATCGTATAGGTCTGGCCCGAGGCCTCGACGCGGACGACACCGAGCGAGCGCGCAAGCTGCGATGCGGACGCCGCGTGCGCCATGCCGAACTCGCGGATGATCTCTGTCATGCGGGCAACCATCTCATTATGTTGGGTCCATTTGCGTTCGAGCTGGCGGCGAATATCGCGCTCGGCTTCGGTGTAGATCAGATCAATGCGAACCTGCTCGGTCTGCAGGAAGCGGTAGATGCGGTGAATCGCTTGAATGAAATCCTTGAACTTGAAGCCGATCCCGAGGAACACGGACCAGTGGCAGTGATATTGGAAATTGCAGCCCGAGCCGAGCATGACCGGCTTGCCGGCGAGCTCTTGAATCTTCCCATCACTGAACGCGATCACGCTGGCCTCGCGCGCGTCCAGGTCCTGTGAGCCGTAGACGCTGATGCATGTCGGGATGGCGCGCTCGATCGCGCGGCGTTCGTCTTCAAGGTCATGCCAGATCAGGCGATGCGCGGCCGGTTCCTCGCTGCGAATCTGCAGCAGCTTGGCGATCCGCGCGTCGAGGCTTTCACGCTTCTCCTTTGCCGAATCCTGCACGCCGATGGCTGCATTGCGGAATAGCCTGCCCTGCCCGTCCTTCTCCTCGCCCGCGTTCTTGTGATCGCTGGCGATCTCGTGCCAGCGCACGTCGATCGGCGGCAGCGTGTAGCCTTCGTCGCTGAATGCCGGATCGATATCACTCGGCTTCGTAACGAACAGCGCCCATGTCGCGATCCAAAGCCAGAACTCTTCGACCTTGTGCGGATGGATCGTGAGCTTGTCGGCCTTTTCGCTGTTGCGCTTGAAGAACCTGGTCTTTGCCTGCCCTACCTCCATCACTTCGAGGTAGGCCGAATACGCGAGCAGTTCGATGTACTCGTTCGGGCTCGGCGTTGCGGTCGCGACGAACCGATATCGCACGCCTTCGGTCTTGATGCCAGTCCCGCGATCGTCGCCAGCGAACAGCCGCATGAACTCGCGGAAGGTCTTCGTTCCCCCGAAGCCGCGCAGCACGGCCGCTTCGTCCAGGCTGGCTACGATGAACTGAGTCGGGTCAATGTGACCGTCTCGGACGGTCTCATAGTTCGTCAGATAGACGATCGTCGCAGCTTCGCCGCAACAGTCGCACCCCTCGTAGTGCGTCGAACTGTGGCAAATCTCGCCAGTTCCGCCACAGCGACCGCATTCCGTTTCCGACATGCGGCGGATGAACTTGACCGATACGCCGAGCATCGCTGCGTCGCGAATGAACTCCTGGCGCACGCCGAGCGGGATGACGATCAGGCCGCGACCACCGGTATGCAGCATGATGATCCGGACGATCTCGATCTGGATGACGCTCTTGCCGAGACCGAAGGCGGCGAAGATCGCACGCCGGCCGCCGGCAATGGCCCATCGGACGATCGCGCGCTGATGCGGCTTGAGGATTGGATTGATTTCGCTTTCCGCGATATCGAACCCGAGGCGCGGCGCTACCGCAACCTTCTGCTCAAGGAATTGGCGGTAAGCGTCCGTCACGCTGCAACCTCAACCGTCGCCGGCATGACCTGGTGATGCGGCCACCGAACGCAGCACGCCACGCGGCAGTCACCTTTGTCCAGAATGCAGCGCGGCCACTTTGCGATCAGCGGTTGCGGGGCGTGGGGATAGCGGCAGTTGCCTTGGGAGTAGTGCTGGCAGTCGATGGTTTCGAGCAGGCGGAAGGTCATGCTGCTTCCTTCGACGTTTGGCCGTTCTCTATCTGCCAGCCGTAGAGCGCAATCATCAAACTGTCGGCGCGACCAATGTCTTTCTTGCGTGCCAGATCGCCAGCGAGTGCCGGGAACAGTTCGATCGCGCGGATGCGCGCGGCGTCTTTCTCTTGCTTGAGCAGGCCATGGTGCGCTTTCCACTTCTGCGGGAAGACCAGTTGCCAGTGCAGGCCGAGCGCGCCCAGGACACCCTTCACAACACCGTAGCCCTCACCGAACCGGAAGGCGCTGCTGCTGCCCATCGCTGCGCGCGGTGCGCCGCTCTCGCCTTTCGTCGCCGGCATAGCGTTGACGTACTCGACCCAGACTTGGACGTCGGCGCCTTGATGCGTCTGGAAGATGCCACGCAATAGTGCGGCCAGTTCGTGCGAGTCGATCGCGCGACCGGTGCCGATGTTGCGCTCGACCGTCGGCATATCGATGAAGCCCGCTGGATCGCCGTCGGCCAGAATCGCGATGCAGCCAGCGAGGCCAGGGTCGATGCCTAATGTCACGCGAAACGTCATGCTGCCTTTCTCCCCGCTGCGATCAGATTGTTCTGGAAGGTCAATTGCTCGGCGTTGTCGCCGTAGCGCTCGAAGAATCGGCGCGGGCGGTGAAGGCTCGGACCATGCGCGGCTTCCATCCGCGAAGTCGTCATACCGAATCGACAGATGGAGCGGTGATGCCAAGAGCAGAGGCAGACGCTTTCGTCTTGCCCGATCTGGCGACCGCTTTTGGTCTGGTGATGAATCTCAGACGGGCCCGGCTGCGGGCACACTTCGATGATGCAAGCGATGCACCCGCGAGCGCGGCACAGGTCCTGGCGTGCTTGCTGCTCGGCCGTGGGTGAGCCAATGGCGCGACGGAAGGTCACGCGTGCCCTTCCTCAACGCTGGCGATGATCTCGGAAAGCTCTCCGGGCGGAACGCCGTGGAAGTGCTCGCGCAGGTACTGGCAGACTTCAAGCACCAGTTTGTTGAATCGTTCCTCTGGCATCGAATCGAAGGCGATCGACTCTGGCACCTTCACCGTGATCTGATTGAAGTCACCGAGAACGGTTTTCAGCACGGACTCAAGGATCGTCCTCGCGCCGGCTCCGAGGTGCTGTTCTGCCGCGGCGAGCACAAGCGCCATGAACGGCGATGCGTCGATCGTCGATTCTTCGCAGCAGATGCCAGCCTCGCCTTGAATCTTCTTCAGCGCCTCGTGCGCGTCCTTGCCTTCGAACCCTTCAACGTGGTCAACGATGAGCGCACCTAGCGCGTGAGCCAGGCCGTTGAACTTCGGATTGCGTGACCGCTCGATGCGCCCGCGCACCGTCTGCCCGACCTTGTAGCCGCGATCGCGCATCGCCCGCGTATCCCACTGCGTGAGCGGTGCCAGCACGCTGACCTGCTCCGGTAGGACTTCGCCGGTCTTGTGGTCGACCAGCAAAGCTCGACGCGCCTGGAAATAAAGCGGGCGCTGCGGCTTTGCTGGTTTGCGTGCTTTGGCGGATGCGGCAGCCATCGGATCAGTTCAGCAGCGCTGCCTGCTCGCCCTGAATCTTCTTCGCGCGGCTCGGTTTCTTGTCGGCCTCGCCCGGCTTCTGCTGTTCTGGCAGGTCCAGTTCGGCGACGTCCTGCTCCAGCTTCACCTGCACCGACTTGTTGATCTTCTGCGCCAGCGCCTCGAGGACGCCCGCCGGCGGTTCTTCGATCGTGACCTGGAACGAACCTTCGAACAGGCCTTTGGCGATCGGCCGGAACTTGATCTTGCGCAGCTTCGCGCAACGCAGCTTGGCGAGGCTGCTGATCTTGACCTGGTGTTTTCCTTCCCACTCTTCGTCCAGAGGGATCGAGCCGATGCCGAGGAAGCGGCGGTTCTGCTCTTCGTCGTCGGCGAAGAATGCGCGGATCACGTCGGCGACATCAGTGCGCAGCGCCGCGGCGACAGCCTTGGCCGGAAGATCCTCGATCGTGAAATCGATATCGACAGCGACCGGCGATTCATCGTTGTTGCCGCGCCGGGTATTGAGGTGCGTCAGCAAACATTGCTGCGCGATTTCGAACGGTACGAACTTGCCCATCTGTTTTCTCCCGTGTGAGTCAAGCATTCAGTTCAGTTTGCTAAATTGCGCAAGTTGGCATGTTTTGCCGTTTACGCGGTCTCGGCCTCCGGTGTCGGCTGCCAGAGGTCTTTCAGGGCGTCCCAGCTGACGGTCTGGTGGCCGTCATAGAGCGGTTCGATGTAACCCTCGGGCGCTCGTGCGAGCGTTCCCGGCTACGCATCGGGCCGAATCAGAGCGATCATCCGTTCGCCGCCTTCGATGCAATCGAGCGGCTCGACAACGGTTGCCTCCGTGCCGACAAGTCGCGCGCAGATCGGGCCGGCTCGGACGATTCGCACACGCTGGCCGGGGCGAAACGTGGCCATCACGCAGCGACCTGATAGAGGTCAGACGCCAGAGCCGACAGATAGCGTCTGCGTGCGGACTGGATGATCGGCAGGCTGGTCCAGTGGTCTTTCGGTGCGCCGAACGCGGCATCACCACGAATCGCGGTCAGCGCGTGCTCGATGAAGTTCTTCGCGGCTTCAGCGCGGCGTGTGCGCAGGACTTTTCGCAGATGGCTCATGCGCGCTGCGCCGAGGCCGCGCACGATGGGACGTTTGGGTTTGCGTTTACTCACTCTGGACTCCTCGGGTCGGGCTTCGGCTGCTTCTTGAAGCCAGCCGGTTTTGATTCTTTCGCTTCGTGCTTTGTCGGCAGCGGACCGTCCCACTCGTCGAGGCGCATCTGGTCGAAGCGGTTCGCCAGGTAGATCGTGTCGCCCGTCGGCATGTCACGGCCCTTGCCGACGATCATCTCGACGACGCCCTTCATGTGCGTGGTTTTGTCGTAGTAGTCCTCGCGATGGAGGAAGAAAATCACGTCGCCAATTTCTTCGATCGATCCGGATCCGCGCAGGTCGGCCATCGTCGGGCGGTGATCGGCGCGGCCGTGCGAACTGCGATTCATCTGGCACAACAGCACGATAGGAACGTTCAGTTCCTTCGCGGTGTTCTTCAGCTGCTGCGCGACGTCGGCGATCTCGTTTACCGGGTCACGTCCCGGCCGACGTATGGCGTGCAGGTGATCCACCACGGCGAGCTTCAGCGATGACCGAAGGTGCTGCCGCTTGAGGCGCGCGCAGACTTGGTTGACCGTCAGGCCGGCCTGGTCGTCGATGGCCAGCGGCGCCGCGGCGAGACGCGTCATCGTCTCGGAAATCTTCGGCCATTCGGATTCGTCGATATCGGTCGGTCGGCGCAGCGAGCGGTGCGATATTTTCGCTATCGCCGCGACCGATCGCTGCACGAAGGCTTCGTCGCGCATCTCGAGCGATTGCAGTGCGGTGTGATAGCCGGCCAGCGCACTGTGCGTGGCGATTTGAAATCCGGCGACCGACTTGCCCATATTCGAGCGGCCGGCGATGATGATCAGGTCGCCCGCCTGCAGGCCGAGCGTAAGGTCGTTGAGCTTCTCCCAGGGCGTGAGCAGGCCGCTGTATTCCTCGCGCCGCTCGAAGCGCTCGTGCAGGCGCGCGTACCAGGAACCGACGCTGCCTTTGATCGACCGGTGGCCGCCGGCGCGCGCCGACGTGGTCATGGCCGCAAGCTTGTTCGTCGCCTGCGAGGCGATCAGTGACGCATCTGCCTTCGGATCGAAGGCCTGGCCAGCGATCTCTGTACCAGCGTCGATCAGCTGGCGCAGGCGCGACTTGTGCTGCACGATCTCTGCGTAGGCGACGATGTTCGCTGCGCTCGGCGTGTTGTTCGCCAGCCTCAGGATATAGTTCGATCCGTCGACCAGATCCGCGATGCCGTTCGCCTCGAACCATTCGCCGAGCGTCACGGAATCGTAGGGCTTGCCCTGCCCTGCCAGTTCGAGGATCGCCTTGTAGATCAGGCGATGATCCTTGCGGAAGAAATCCTCCTCGGTCAGCCAGTCGGAGACCTTCGCGAGCGCGGCTTCGTTGAGCATCAGTCCGCCGAGCACGGCCTGCTCTGACTCGAGGGAGAACGGCGGCTGACGCAAAGCTTCGATGCGGCTGGAGCGTTTGCCGTCCATCAGGCGGCTGCCTCCGATGTCGCCTTGTCGAACACGGCGAGTACGACCTCTTCACGCGTGAGGTATTCGAAACTCGGGGACCAGTTCTCGTGACCGCGGCCGGGTTGCTGCCGGCCGGACTTGAACGGATCCTTGTCGACCTCTGCGAAGTAGGCGTCCCAGAACTGTCGGGTGATCAGCGTCGAGCCGAATTGCTGCTCGCAGATTTGCCGGGCAACGCGCGAGCACCGCTTGACCTGCGCCTGGCGCTTCTCGCGCCCGACGGTCGCGTGCACGGCGGACAGGAGACCGTTGGGCTTCCCTAGGCGCGCGTTGAACGCGGCGATCGCGTCGTCGGTTACCTGACGGAGCCTTTCAGCCTTCCGCTCGGTCAGGTCAGCCGGTGCGGTTAACTCAAGAGCTGGTTTTGCAGATGGCTGCCTTTTCGGGTCATCGCCAGATGACGAATCCGAACGAAGTGAGGATTGCTCTTCTCCTTCCGTTCCATTCCTTTCCCCTTCCCTTCCCTTCCCTTCCCCACGTGCATGCACTGCACGCGTGGCTGACGCGTCGTCATCGCGTGGTTCACGCGTGGCTGACGCGTTGGGAACTGATTGATTGCGAAAGTCTTCTACTTCGTCAGCGTCATCCAATCCGGGCATGACTGACGCCGTTTCACGGGTATTGACGACCTGGTGCTTGCGGAAGGTTGGGACCCATCCAAACCACTCGTTCCCGACGCGATACTTGACGATGAATCCACGCGTCAGCCACGCGTGGAGCACGCGTGAAAAGTCGACGGGGTCGTGCGGAAGAACGTCAGCCTTAAGGGTCCGCGGGCGCCACTGGAATCGACCTTCGCGATCGCACGCGGTCGGAAACAATGCCCAGGCAAAGCGGATCGGAAGACCGGTTTCCAATTCGAGGTCGTACAGACCTTCGTGCTTGGCCATCTCTGGCTTGATCGTGCGTATCCTCGACACTGGTCTATTTCGCCTTCAACTCGAGTTCCGGCTGCCGCGTGCCAGGCGCACTGGCCAGAACTGCAGCCGCCTCAGCCAATTCCTGTTGCGTTGCCTGGCGCTCGGTGATCGAGATGGCGTTGCGCACGCGGTCAAGCTGCGCGTGGCGCTCGGCGTCGCTCATGGAGCGCATGATGCCGCCTTGTCGGAAGGTCACAGTTGATACTCCCCTGCCTGCGGCTCAGGCGCGCTTGCGGGCGCGTGCGCGGAGTTCGGAGATCCGATTCGTCATCGCCTCGAGGCGATCGACCGCGCCGACGAATTCCATTTCGAGGTCGGTGGCGGCCTTGTCGAAATCGAGCGGCTGCGGGTCGCTGTAACCTGCGTCGCGCGCCTCGAATGCAGCCAGGACATGCACATTCGCTTCCCGTGCCATCCTGCGAATGAGGCCAAGCTGCTCCGGAGGAAGGACATCACGCCGATCGGGATTGCAGCAATCGCTCAGCCAGCGGCCCGCTTGGTCTGCCGGAAGCTCCGGCTTAAGCGTGGCGCCTACCCTCTTGAAGCCGCCGATCGCGACAACGGTCGCACGGATCGCTTCGTTGTAGTCCTCAACGATCAAAGGAAGCTGTGGGGAAGTCATTGTCCGACGTGCTCCGATGTTGTCGTACAGCGTCGGACAACCTCTCCGGCGCAAAATTTTTTACGCCATGAACCTATGCAGCTTTTCTCTTTTCGTCGCCCCAAACGAGGCTTTCTTTCGTGACCTCGCCCTTCGTCGCCAATTCGATCGCAAGCGCAAGCTCGGGCGACACACTGCCGCGGCGCACTGCGTTGTTGATGACCTGAGGGGAGACGTTCGCGGCGCGAGCGAGATTCGATGCACCGTCGAGAAGTTCGATGGCCTTGAGCAGGCGAAGCTTTTGCTGAGTCGGCTTGGTCATGGCGCGGATTAAACGCCATGTTTAGATTGTTGTCAACAGAATGTTTTGATGCCGCTGAATTGCACTGCTGGCAATATCAACAGATGGTTTATAGAGACAAACACGCGGTCATTGAGTTGATCTTGGCGGAATGCAAGATCGCGTCTGAGGCCGAGCTTGCGCGCCTATGCGGTCTGAAGAGCCAGGCCACGCTCTACAATTGGTGGAAGCGCGACAAGGGCTGGCCCAGATCCGCGCTGGAAATACTTCCGGCGGTCACTGGCATCTCGGCGGACTACCTGCTCGGCAAGAAAGATGCAACGCCGTTCCCTGACGGCCCCAAGGTTGTCGCGGTCGACGACCCTAAGGTAGTTGGGCTCGCAGGAGACGTCTTTGTACTTCGGACGTTTCTGTCGGCTCACTTTCAGTGGCTGGCCGAGAATAGACGAGACGAAGCGCTGGCGGTGGCCGCAGGCTATCGAGCAAGGACGACTGATGAGGATGAGGTTTGGCAAAAACACGAGTTTGCCGCACATGCTCTTCGCATTCTTGACGGAGCTGGGAGTAAGGCTGAGAACGCCGGCCAGCTATCCGCGCCTCGCGCAGGCGGCGCAAAATCAAAGCATCAACCGCGATCTCGAAAGCATTCATGATTCCCCCGCTCCTCTGCAATTGATTTGACAGTTGAGCGTGGGCCTGGATCACAGGATGAGACGCGCTGAAAATCCTGAGGTTGTAATGCGTACTGGAACAAAACTCGCAGCAATATCGGCCATAGCGTTGATCGCGCTGACAGGATGCGGAAAATCACAACAGCAGATAGCCGCTGAACGCGCTGCGAATGATGCTGCTTCCGCCGCCGCCGCTGCGCAAATTGAACGCGAGAGGGATGCACAGGTGAAGCGCGACGCCGCGGCTATGGTCGCTGCGCACCAGGCCGCCGAGCGCGCCACGGATACAGAGGAGCTGGCGCAGATCGCCGAACGCGATAAAGCCGACGAAGCCGCAGCTTTGGCAGTCCTCCGCGAACGCCTATTTGACGCCGATTCCGCAAAGTTTCGAAACGTCCAGCACAGTGCTCGAATGACCTGCGGCGAAGTAAATGCCAAGAACAAAATGGGCGGATATATTGGCTTCAAGAAATTCATCGTCGTCGACAAATTGGCTGTCGTTGAAACTGACGACGACTCCAGCGGTCATGGCATGTATAACCTTACGGTCAACGCTTACGGCGAGTGCGGGACGCCACCCAGCTGAGCAATCCTTTGCCTGCACTTAGCGGGCTTGGTGGCGCACGAGCATTCTCCGCTCGGGGCCGCGCCGAATCTGTAGGACATCTCTGACTTTCGTGTAAGCGAAGGGACGATCCGTCACGCCTGCAATTTATCTCGTCTTAAACATTCTGTTGACAACAAGCTAAACATGGTGTTTACTCGCCTCCACTCGCTCACCCGAGCGATGGAGGGAACATGGCACCGACGAACTACGACTGCGGCATCTGGGCCCCGGTCTACCACGGACTGAAGTTCCGCCTGGCCCGCAAAGGCGAGCGCTTCGCGATCCTCGGATCGCACCGAACTTCCGAGACTGACCCGTCACAGACGTTCGCCACGCTGGCCGAAGCTCAGGCCGCGGCGGACGCGCGCAACGCGAACGCGATCTGGTTCCGCGTGGACGGCGCGCTGTTCACCGCCGCGCAGATGCGCGAGGCGAACGCCGACGATGCCGATCTGCTCGGCTGGCTCGGCAACGCGCAGGTCGGCGACCGCTTCGCCGCTTTCGTGCCGTGCGAGCGCGTGGCATGAGCGCCTACGACGACTACGGCTTCCACTGGCCGCGCCTGGAACCCGGCGCCACGGTCCGCTGGCCGTTCCTGCTGGCTGCGTTCCTGACCTTCCTGATCACGGCCGTGTGCCTGATCGCTGACGCGGAAATCGCCTCGCAGGTGATCCTGTGAGAAAGGCATCTCTCGCAATCGTCGCCGCGCTTCTCGGTTCGATGGGCTTCGCCGTCGCGCCATCCCTGCAGCAGCAGGCGAATCCTGTCGAGCCGCAGTCGGCCTCGCAGAACGGCTCACAGCCCGCTCCCAAGG